ATCCCGATCGACAAGGCTGGTGATGTGTGGTTTGCCCTACTAGTTTTGGAGCGCGACGAGGAGGAGGGCAAACTTAGCAAGATCGCTTTTAGGGTTTTCAGCAGGACCAAGAGCATTAGCTTCCTCAAGAACTTTATTTACGACTGTGAAAGAGAATACAATCTGAACATTCAAAACAAGCTTGGTGAGGATCTCTACTTCTTCGATCATCACGTTATTCTGAGCAAGAAGGTGACGCGAGACCCGCGCTTTAAGGTGCCTCATCTTCCCTTCCTAACGTATAACAAGCATATCTTCACAACCAGTCGTAACTTTGGTAATATCTTCTTTGAACAGAAGCGACTGCTGAAGGAGCGTCTAGAGTTCTTCATGAGCAACCGTGACTGGTACGATAAGAAGGGTATCCCGTACACACTTGGTTTCCTCTTCTACGGTGTTCCTGGCTGTGGCAAAACGTCTACCATCAAAGCGATTGCTAATGTAACAGGTCGTCATATTATTAACGTGAACCTGGCAGAGATTAAGACCAAGAAACAGTTGAAGCACCTCTTCTATTCTGATGACATTGTCTGCATGCACCACGGCGGCGTGGAGGTCCGACCTGAGAACACCGACTCCTATCAGATTCCCATTAGCAAACGACTCTATGTGATTGAGGATATCGATGCCTCTAACTCCGTAGCTAACCGCTTCCATGAGAGAGACAATGGTAACGACTTTGACGATCTATCTTCTCAGTTTGGTGGCGTGAGTCGTGGTGGTTTTGGCGGAGGGTTGGAGCCAATACCTCTGGACAACATGAGTGTTGGCGGTATGTCTAACTTTGCCAGCGTTGAGCAGATTGAGGCTGATGAGGACAATATCGATCTGCAAACTTTGCTCAACATTCTGGACGGAACTTTGGAGACACCAGACCGTATGATTGTGGTGACCACTAACTGCCCTGAGAAGCTCGATAATGCTCTGATTAGGCCTGGTCGTATCGATATGTTCGTAGAGTTCAAGAAAGCAAGTCGCGAGGTTGTTTGTGAGATGTATGAGGCGATTTACGAAGAGGAGATGCCCAAGGAGTTGCTGCCTAAGCTTCCGGACTATACCTGGACGCCGGCTGAGATTAACCAGCTCCTCTTTCGTAACTTCAAAGACCCTCAAGGCTTTATCAAGATGATCCTAGAGGAGAACCCGGAGGATGTTTTTAAGTATTCACATATCGCAGGAGATAAAAAGAAAGAAGAAGAGTGATTATTTTGTACTCCCAACAATATAGGTATGAGCGAGGCAAGTGAAGCTTCAGTAGTTTCTATCCAGGCTGTACAGAATGCAAACAATCGCTTGCAAGAGGCTTACACCATCTGGGTTCAGTCTAACCGAGAGGATCTCCTCAGAACCGTAACCCCTCTTATCGACTTTAACCTTCCGGCCGTTAAGAAGCAGATAAACCTACACAAGCTTAATGCGTTAGAAGACTCTTTTAATAAAACTATGTTCCTCAAAAACCCCTACGTAAACTCGTGTCAGTTTTACGACCTGGTTGAGAATATGATCTACGCAACAGTTGAGGAGTTAGGAGATCATGCAGCGAATTTGAACCCTCAGGAAAGCGTTGAGAAGAAGCTAACCCAGTTAGAGAGTCTTATTAAAACCAGTGCGAGCCATCTGTTTAACCAACTGGAGGATCAGGACACGGAGTCTATTCGGAAGCTCAAAGAGGAGCTGAAGCCTTTAAAGAGTTATTCCCCTCATCTCTTTGCGGGAAAGAAGAAAGATTGTCTTACAGAAAAGGTAGAAGAACCGGATGAAGCTATTCAAGATGGTATTAACGAACTGAGGGCGTACCTAAAGGGAGGTACCCAGGTGAATCCAATGAAAGCTCTTTGGAAGATCTACCATAACTACTATTTGCTAATGATCCTTAAAACTTGCTATGCTCTTAACCAACCAAGGTAAAAAGTGAATAAAAAGAAAGCTCGAAAGAGTATAAGGGAAGAAAGATGGCACAGTTCATTCTAATTTTAGGTCCCATGTTCGCAGGGAAGTCGACAGAGCTGTTGCGACGTATTAATCGCTACAAAATCCTTGGAAAAGGGGTGTTGGCGGTGAATCATAGCACCGACGTCAGATATGGGCCTGCAAGCGAGATCAATACGCATGACCAGCAGACTTTGGAGGGTTGTATTTTTGTCTCAGCTCTTTGCGACATGATTTGGGAAGAGGAAACACGGAGTAAGTACGAAGCCGCCGACGTTATCGTTATTGACGAGCTCCAATTTTACCCTGACGCACTTACCTTTATTCAGAAAGCTGTAGACGAGGACGGGAAGACTGTGGTAGCAGCCGCACTTAAGGGCGACTTTAACAGGATTCCTTTTGAGCCTGTTTCGCAAGTAATTCCTTATGCTGATAGTATTGTTGATCTTCCAGCACTTTGTAGAAGGTGTGGTGATGGCACCGAGGCCCCTTTTACAAAGCGTAATACTGAATCACAAGAGAAGAAGGTGATCGGTGGAGCTGAGACTTATGAAGCAGTCTGCCGCCAGCACCTATTAAGTTAGGCCTCTTCGATATAGTTATAATATTTGGTTCCTTTTGGGTGTTTCCCTATAGCACGTTGGCGGTATCCACGGTACTTTTTCCCATCGATAGAGTAAGAGAAAGTGTCCCGACCTGGTTTAACTAGCAGCATATATCCGACGATAACTGCCTTATCCTTATCTTCGGCATAAACCTTCTTATTACGTTTCCCACGGCCAGATAATTTAAAGGTTTTTACCTTAGAACGTCGTTTACCCCCTTTCATCGGCTTTCCGACCATACCGTCTCCAACAGAGTACTCTTGCCCCTGCTTATGGATATGCATAAATTTATTAATAAGATGTTGGCTTGGGCTTTTAGGGTTGTTAATCAGTTGCACAGTTGTCGGCGCTGACATCCACTATATAGTTCTTTCTTAAAAAGTGTTAACCCTGAAGGTCGTTCTTGTTGGTGAGAACGTTCTGATATCGAAAGTGAACCTCGCGACCGTTGATATTGCGTACACGTGGACGATGCAGTTTAACACGGGTGCCGACATAGGTGTGTTTCTTATTTGTACCCAGTTCACGAATAGTAAATACCATAAAGTTCTTGTCGTTGCTGTTTTGTAGGTTGATCTTCCTACTCAGCTGACTAAACGCCTTGTTGGCCGCCTGCTTCGGATGAGACCCCCAATATCTACCGTACTCCTCTCCAGCATTCGGAAAATCAACAATAGTGTAATACCTCCTACTGACACTAGTCGCTAAGAATTTCTTTCTGTTGCTAGTCATACCCTATAAACTTTTTACGTAAAAAACTTTTACATGAAAATAATTACTGAAACCTACATTAGATATCATAAGTGATTTTTTGGTTTAACTATTCATTAATAGCGGAGGGAAGAAACCTTGTTTCAAGCTACACAGCACAGCTGTTTCACTGACAGCATGTCTCTTAGTTGTAGAAGTAGTATCCACCCTTCTTCTTGGAGGACTTCTTCTTCTTGCCCTTGCGTGAAGCCTTCTTCTTAGAGGCCTTGCGCTTGGGTGCCTTGCGCTTCACAGAACGCTTCTTCTTGGAAGCCTTGCGCTTGGTCTTGCGTTTGGCACCTCCCTTGCGGGGTGCATCAACCTTGCGGATGGTAATCTCGCTCTGGGGAACGAACTTGATGTCACCCTTCTTATGCTTCTTAGCGTATTCAGCGAGCACAGCCTTGGAAAGCTTCTTACGGCTACCCTCGTAAGGACCGTAAACCTTGTTCTTGCTACCACGAGTGGTCTCCTTAATGGTGAAGACAATGTCGCAGTTGAACTTTTTAAAGCCAAGGTTCTCGCAGATGGAGTGGTATGCGTGACGGGCAGCATCCTTAGGCTTGGCGGGGTTCTTACGCATGGGGCGTCCGGGCTTCTTACGGTTGATAGTCACACGGATGTCGTCACCAGTGTAGGGCTTGCCACCAACAGTGTGCACAGTGAAAGAACGCATGTGCACCGGAGGGCGTCCACCGCGGGCGGTGTAAACGTAAGTGTCGATAAGGCTAGAAAGCTCTGCAAGATCCTTACGGAACATCGCTTCAGAATACTTCGGCATGGTTATATAACTAGGGAAGATAAAATTTTCAGCAACACCGAGACCCCTAACAATAGGAAACCGACATACAGTCTTTTCCGATTTGTTCCTGCAAAAAGGAGCAGTGCTAACAAGAGGACTACAACCGTAACAAAATCACTCTGACCTTCATCACCACGCTTTATGGGAAAATGTTCAAACCAGGAGGAACTCTTTGTCCCCCCTGAGACCCCCCTCCGCAATTCGTTGTTGAAATGTTCAAACTTTAAAGGTTTAAGTTTATGTGTTGATCCTGTGTTAATTAGATCTAATGCTCTAGTTTTTGCAGTACTGGGAACAGTCTCATGATTATTAGCAGCTGGGACACTCACAGTACCATCATCGGCAACAACCATAATACCTGCTGGATACTGACTCACCCACGACAACGGTTCCATCACTATATAATAAACTTTTAGCAAAAGTTTAACCAAAATAAGATAGTTATTTGCGGAAGCAGAAGAGATCGATATCATCAATGCTTACATTGCTAAGACTGATTACATCAACAAGTTTAAATCCAATGTCCTTAATAGTTTTAATAGTGGCTGCCTTATTAGGAATATACATCTTAAGCCTCTTGGTAGTTTTAACACCGTCATCAAGCACATAAGATTGAACGTACTCAATACAGTCTTCCTGATGTTCCCAGTATGCATCGTGGGCAAAGCCGTCATAGTAAGTAAGACCATGCTTTCGGTCGTTGTCGTCGATGTAGTACTGAGTGTGTGGCTGTGCACCTGGATCTAGTTTACTTGTATCAAAGATATGAATACAAAGAACACCTTCAGGTTTCAACCACTTGTAGTAGTTCTGTAAGATATGCTTGTTGTCCTTATTGTGATAGAGGGTGTCAAGCATACTGAAGACATAATCGAAGGTATCTTCAGGGAAGAGATCGGAGTTTTGCAGATCACCTTTAATAAAGTCGCCATCTGGATTTCTGATTCGGGCTTGACTCAACATGTTATCAGACCGATCAACACCAGTAACTTTGGCACCTTTAAAGGTGTTTACTAGTTCCTTATAATGACGACCAACACCGCAACCTGCATCAAGTATTTTGAGGCCCTTGTAGTTTTTATCTGTGACTAACTGTTTAGCAACCTTTTCAACATCATTCTTATACATATCTTGATTACTGAAGACCTTGTCGTGAAGCTTAGCCTCAACCGCACTAAATGTATCTTTGTCACTAAAACCTTCAATCTTCTGTTCACGCCAGTAGATTACACCAATCATTAACAGCAGAGTTAGAATAACAATTAGAGCAAACATCCTATATCAAAAAGTTTGAAAAAGTTTTCGTTTGAATTTAGAAGTTAATTTGTTTGTGTGATTATAAAAGGATGAGTCTTTCAAGGGAGAGCCAACTTATCAAGGAGTATGTTGAGAAGATGCTTGATTATCTGCGAAAGGAGAGTGTACAGGAGCTAAAGAGAACCGATCATCCGGCATTCTTTGAGAAGATGAACAACAAGTTCTCACACCTTAAGGAGAAGCTTCCCTCTTTGTTTAATATGTTAATCGAAGGAAACCCTGATGAATTTGAGATGCGGCGCCTTGAGGATATGCTCTACATGAAGGACCGTGTTAACAACAATCAGATTAGTGCAGAACGTGCGTCCGTACAGATTGGACAACAGTACTTCAACGAGTATGTTAAGCCCCATGTGGACATGTCCAAGGAACCTGATCACCCACATAAGCGTCTCTAGTATTCTCCGGAACCCTTACAGCTCCCCGTAGCTTCCAGGTCTCGGTAGGGTACATCGTATCTTCGGCACCATTCCATTGCGTTTTCACGCTGGTCGTTTAGTATCTTGTGAAACTTGCCTTTAGAAACCTTGTCTCTGATTAACTTCATCGTATTTTCGATGGCGTTTATCTGGCGGTCTACGAATGATTCGTTATACTTCCGTAGGATCTTAATAAAGGTACGACTGTACTCAATACCATGAATGTTCATTACACCGCTATTCCACTGTACAAGCAATAGGTAGAGGTTTTTGAGGAGATCTTGATCGATTCCCTTAAAGCCCTTAGCGATAATGTACTTTTCTGAATTAGCAGGCCTACTAACCTTGGGCTTAACGAGATGAACTTCCTCATAGTGTGCTACGATAAGATAGAGAATCTTAACACTTACCAATGAGAATAGATCAAAGACCTTACAGACAAAGCTTCCACCTTTTTTCTGAACAGTAAGAGCTGTCACTGTTTCAGCAAAGATAAGGCGCAGGGCCATGTTCTCTTGCTCGTTGTAGTCTAGTGAGAAGTCAAAGCCACCGTCCGCCGTAACTAGATCTGCACCGTCGCACTCTTTAAACTTTTTAGCAAAAGAGAGAATATCAGGCAGAAGATACAAATTTCCATAAGTCACACGCAAACATTTCTGAATATATCTATTCTTCTTGACAAGCTCCTTCTCCAGCTTGTGCCAACCGGGAATCTTCTCATTGTTTGGTGGCAAAGTAATTCCGATTACATTATCCTTCATCGACTTTCGCTGGTTAATAATGGCCTCCATAAAACCACCGGGTCCCTCCGCCAGGCAGGCAACATTAATAGCAGGACTCTCTTCCACAGTAGGAAGAAGATCGTAATCCTTCAGTATCTCCCACATCTTAAAGTAGGATCTACTGAAAGGACGGTACAAAACACGTACGTTTCCCTTCCGATAATTAGAAGAGATCATTTCATAAGGGTTCGCTAGCTTCTTCTTGCTATCCCACATGCGAACACCGTCGATCTGGCTCTTAGCCTCTGTTATTTTTTCACGGAGATCTGCAAAAGGCTCTTCCGATTGTGGACACGGACAGAGGACCAAATCCCCTACAATATTATTAGTAGAGTTAATCCAAGACATGCCTTTTTAATATAAATGAACCCCTAAGCCGTGCCTCTAGATAGTTGGATCGATTTTCAGAATGTGTGAGGTGCCAGCAGGAACGGTTTCTCCGCGACCTTTACGGAATTCTAGGTAAGCGATGTACCCAAGAGAGATTAGAACTGTACCCACGATGATACCGAGGGCATCAAGGAACGGGCTCTTAGTAATTTCGAACCTTTTTCCAAGATAATGTTCAAGATAGCTAGCGATAAACAGCGAGATCGATGCGGAGATTGCACCAACAATGAGAGGAACTAGTTCTCTGGGAATTCCATTTTCTTCCAGGAATGTGTCGAGCTCCTTCTCAGCGGTAAGGAAAAAGATAGCATCGATAGCACCAAAGGTAACAGAAGCAACAAGGCCGAAAAGAATCGGTCCAAAGATCCCCCAGTTACCACTTCTAAATAGAGATACTAGGATTCCAGCAGTTAACGCAATACCGATAATAGAAAGTAGCTGAAAAAGTTTAATTTGCATTATATTAAAATAATGATACATTATTTCAAGAAAGGTATTAAAACAATGACACATCATTTTAGTATAATAATTATTCTCCATTCATCTTGATAAGATTACGGTACAGGCGTTCAGAACTATGCCTTACCTTCTGGTAGATAAAGGTGTTATGGAGGAAGCTAAACAATTTTTCTTCATCAGTCATAGCGCTAATCTCCTGTAGTTCAGGAGGAACTTCGGACATACGTGGTTCGTAAGATGAGAAGCCGTCGACACGAACCTGTTCGAAACCGTACTCACGCATAATCTTGTCCAGATATGTAAAGTTTACCAGGAACTCTTCGTAGTTGATCTCGTCATCACGTTCAACAAAGATCTTCATACCGTAGTTAGGAAGTCGTGTGGGGAACTTCTTAGCGGTATATCCCTTCTTAATCCAACCACTCATCTTCTTGCCCTTCAAAGAACTAAAGACACGCTGACCATCTAGAGAAGTTCCTACTACCTTCCCGCCGATCTTCAAACAGTCGTTCAAGTTCTGCATTAGTCCTCTCAACTTCTCCTCATTCTCAAAGTAGTACGGGAGGCTGTACTCAAGAGTAGCAACATCGAAGATCCACTTAGATGGCAGATATTCTCTCAGAGCAATCTTTGCCAGCTTGTTAAGTCCGGCTCGCTGCTTCGGGAAGATCAGCTGACTAGCATCGGCCCAGATATAATGTGCGGTCGGCTTCGGACTCTCAAAGCGTTTGTAAAACTCTTTGGCGTAGTTAATGCAAGGTTTGTTGATGTCAAGAGAAACAACGTTTGCAAACTTTGCATGCTTCCAGTTGATAACATCGCTACCACGACCACATGCGAAATCGATCAGGTCACCGGTCATATGATCCCGGTCTAGTGCAACCTCCTGAAGAAGTAAACGGTTAACCACCAGACGATGGAAGTTCTGGTAAGGATAGCGTGTTTCTGCCAGATCGAGCTTGCTAAGAGCACCACCCTCCTGACCGAAAGGCTTGGCCTCAACAATCACACCACTAATGATCATATCTGTGGTAACAGGCTGAATCATACTTTCCCAGGTACGATTGGCAAGACGTTCAGGGAAGTAATAACCAGGATCGCCCCGAGAATACCTCTCGGTCGTTCTCAAGTCAACCGCAATCGGCTTCCATTTGAAATGTTCTGCATTAATGTCATAAGCCATCGACACAATGTAGTCATCGCGAATCGTTTGTTGCTGACCGGTGTAAGGACTCATTGTCAACATCTGATGATTCGAATTAATCAGAACAGTCGCATGATTGTGTTCTTGTGCATCGAGATCGTCCTGATGGAAAGGATTAAAAAGTTTTGAAACGTAATCGCGGTTCCAGCGCTTTTCAGTATTGTCGTACTCACTTTCTGAAGCACCGACATGTAGCTCCAGAGTTTTGTACTGTTCCAGACGCTCACTGCCTTCAACCAGCAACGGGCTAATAATATCAGTACCATCGTCGTCCTTCTCAGCTGTTACCAGAAAGTTAATGTAGTTCTGTCCAGGGGGGCGCCAGATAAGTTGCTGTTCCCAGATTCCACCCTTCTCTGGATAACTCTCACGGATGGGTGTAAAGATAATACCCTCTACGGCGTATTCCATTGCATCCTTCTTGGTCCATAGATCGTTAATCGTGCTGAACAACTTCTCTCCGCTATCACACTTGTACTCCATGATTCGAAAAGACACAATCGACTCATGATCAACAATAGTCTTGACAGCTTCGCGAAGATAGTTAATACGACACTTATCAGGCTTCCCGCGACGAACATTCAGATGACGCTTCCTGACGTCTTTGCCGTTGTCCCATAGAAGGTCACTCATGAAAACGGCTGCTAGAGAACGAACCCATGTTCCTTGAATTAGTGTACCAGCAAGTTTAGGGAGTTGAATGTCTGTCGGGTAAAAGTTAAGACCGGCATCGATCAGGTAGACAAGCCCATGACTGTCACGGTTTTTGTCATCGTCGTTGATGTAAACCATTACAGCTTCACCATGTGGCTGCAGTGAAAATGCGTAGTCATTAAGAACATTAATACCGTTGCCTTCGACCAGGTTTTTACGTTGCATGGCAACTGGTAGAGAAAGTACATTCAGACTGTGGTAATCACCTCCCTCCTTGTATTCAACGAGTTGATGGAAAGACTTGCGAACACTGTCCTGACGGGAGACTCTCTGCAACTGATAACCACCCTGTACCAGGACTGTAACCAGTACGATCTGTGCAATAACTGCATCTAGATCTACATCCTCTTTGCTTCCCTGTAAACTTCTGTTAAACTCGAAGCTCAGCTGATATGTTGGGTCACTACCAAGAGCTTTAGAACTACGGAAAGATGTCCCTGTTCCTTTCTTAATTGTGCTAAACACAATAGTGAGAGGGGTGTCATCGACTGGTGTAATCAGATATTTGTTCTTGTAGATATACTCGCGATCTCCATCTTCCTCATCAACTTTGACAGTAGTCTCCTCCTCTCTGTCCAGATGAAATTTAAGTCCAAAGTCCTCAAGGTCTAGAGCCTCAATCTCCTGGCGCCTCCTGGCCTTTAGCTTGGGAAGGTCACCATCCAGCCAGTACTTCTTAATCGCATTCTTATTATCAACCCGTGCAAAGGTGTCACCTAATGTGATCTCTAGCTCTGTAGACATCGTATATTTACAACCGAAGCCACCATACTCTGTCTGGTAGATCAGACGTCGTATTGTATCGTCCATGTCGGCCCGCAGAAGAGGAGACACAAACTCTACAGTATACGTGTAGAGTTCATCAGCATCCATGTAGGATTTAATGGATTTCAACAGTTCAGCGTGCTGGTCCTTAGATAAATCCATCACCTATATTATAAACTTTTCATAAAAAAAGAAAAGGAAGTTACGACTCAGGAGTACAAATGGCAAGTAGGTCTTCTCGTAGCTCTTCCTTGTTCTTGAAAATCATGTTGCCAGTCTGTTTTGACCTCTTCTTGATGTTAACGCCATATTCCATAGCAAGATTCTGCAGTTGGTTACGGGTCAGTCTCTTCGAAAGCTTGAGATGTACAGCCTTTCCAGCCGCCTCGATGTCTTTCTTCCCACTTGTGATGTTGTTATCTACAAGATCACTGTACTGATGGAACAAACGTTCCAAGATGGGAGACTCTGGGTAGAAAGACCAGATAATATCGTCGGTTCTCAACACCGGATAGTAGGTATTCATCACCTTTAGCATGAAGATAGTTGGTTTATATGGCGTTGATTCCAGCGTATCGTCCGTTGAAAGATGATGCGTTACCTTGGTGAAAGAGTGTGCTAAATCCAGTTCGAAAACGAAAAGGTTAATACTGAAGTAGTCGACCATAAACTTCTTAAAGCAGTCTGTGGCGTCAAGATCTGTGTTTGGTGTTAAGAGACAACGTTGTAGCACCGACTTCTTCATCGATCGGTCTTTCTGATAGTTAAACCTCTTACAAAGCTTCTCTGCATCGATATCTGCACTCATTGTTTGCCTAACTCGTGTCACATATTTCTCCGATTCCGCTTTACTTAGCAGTTTGAACTGTGTATCAATAATGTATAGAAGGCTATACAAAATGCTCTTCTTATTAGATGGAACTTCCATGTAATAGAATTTGCTGATATCCTCTTCCCCGAATAGAGGGGCCAAGGATGTAGGTATCTCTTTTGTGTCGAACTTCCTTTTTAGAGGTAGGACGGGCACGGATTGTAACCCCGAAATTGGGTGCTGCACCGGCGCAAGTTTTTCAATGATATCCTCTAGCTGTAGGAGAGCCATACTGATATCTAATAAAGGAAGTACAGCTCTAAATCAAAATCATTTTTAGGTTCTAAATCAAAATCAATTTTTCTTTAAAAGGGATCTCTGATGGCTTACTCACCTTCTCCGGAATATTGGGAGTACTCCTCGTCATCATCATCACTTCCTCCACTCATAGAAGCGGCTTGATCTGAGCATTCGCTCTCATCTTCAACCTCAACTTCGTTACCTGACTCATCTGATTCAGCTTCGTCCTCCGGAACGTTGTTTTCAACTTCGACTTCACCGACTTTCTTTTTCTTCTTGTTAATGATAGACTTCTTCTTACTCTTCGCGCCACGACAGTCTTTCAGAAGCTGAGACCAGCCCTTGTTAAACTTTTTACGCTTCCTCTTGAGAACGACTTTGGAACCGGGTAGTTCTGGGTTTTTGTTGTCTTCATCATCGCTAGTTTTCGGGTCAGCATCTGAATCTGACTCACCCGTACCAGAAGAGCTCGTGTGCTTCTTACTCGCAGCAATACTCTGAGCAATCTCAAGCTGACGCTGACGGAGCTCGCGACGGTTGTTAATCGTAAAGTTGATAAAACGGACTAACTCTCCAAGAGTTTCGGGGTCTATGTCACCCATCTTGATATAGTAACCGTTACTGTTATTGGTGTACTTTACATTGTTTCTTTCAAAAATAAAGAAGATATCTCTGAGAACATCAAGATTTTCAGTTCGATCAAGATTGGAGATAAAATCGACAATCTCCTCTTTATGATCAACTGTGATCTCCTTTTCACCTGAGGCCATTTTATAAGAATATTATACGAACGTGTCTCTAAGTCCAGGAGGAACTCTCCGTTCCCCCTCAGCTAAAGGTTAGTACAAAGTCTAGGCAATAACAGGCTCCTTTTCGTGGTCTTCGTCAGAGTCAGAATCATCGTCGAGACCTGAACTCATCTCGTCTGGAAGATCTGGCTCAAAGTCGGCTAGAACATCCTCATCTCCACCGGTCGGGGTCTGGGGGTCATTACCCAGGTTAAGAGGCATATCGGAGATAATCAGCGCTGTAACGTTCTGTTGAGGAACCGCCTCGCCACCCTCCTGTTCTCCCTCAACTTCTTCCTCGTCCTCGGGTTCAGGTTCTTCAAGGACTGGGGGAACAATCCTGGCAACCACGTCGATCTCGGTTCCGTTGATCTGAAACTTCTTGTCAACAACCTCGATTTCGATCTCATCGTCAAGCTCAATCCCATTGAAGAGATCCTTATCTTGATGAATCTCACGTGGAATCAGGATGGACATCGGTGGTGCTACTGCCAAGATACCAAGTTTGTTAATATTAGTTACTTTAACCATTAGTTTGTCACCGCTCATAGGGTTAACGACATCAGCTTCAAACTCTACGTCAAATGTAAAATGGCCGTTGAGGTGACTACCTGCAAGCTTTCCACGACTGCGCCTTACAATCTTGATGGAATCGCGCTTGACATAGCCCTCCTGAACGCATCTATCACCAACCTTCTGCCTAAGTAGCTCATCAAGACTCTTTTCAAAGTTCTTGTTGATGTACTGAGGTTCCAAGCTCAGCTCTCGAGCTAGTACAGTTTTTAGTGCCATGCTATTATACTATATTGAATCATAACTTTAAA